AATTGCTAAACACAAACCTGATGTCCAACTCTGGGTGTTGTTTCTTAACAGCTAAGTGTTTAGCCCTCTCTGATCCTACGAAGCGTCCCTTAGCCTCGATGATGATACCATTGTCAAGAACAAAGTCTGGTGTGTATGTGTGTGGGGCTGACACCCACTTAATCTTTAACGTCTCGTACTCGAAACCCACACCGTTCTTCTCTAGCCACGCTGCATTGTCTTGCTCAAGTCCAGACCTAAACCCGGCCTTAAGTGCTGACTGCCTTAGCTTACTTCTTCTGGTGGTTCCCATAGTTGACCCTCCTCACGGCGTAGCCAGAGCAGCCTAGCGTTTTGAACTACCTTGTCCACGTCACCACTGTACTGGGCCACACAACGATCGAACAACTCCCGCTCGGTCTCGGCCCCCGCTAGTATCTTCTTAGCCTTCACTGGGCCTATACCATGTAGACCAATGATGTTGTCTGCTGTATCACCCGTAAGGATCTGAGTGTAGAAGAACATGAGGCCCTCCCACTCAGTAACTACCACCCAAGTCTTCTTTCGAAGGTTGTAGTGGATACAGGGGATCTGTAGCATATCCTTGTCAACTGAGGCCACTACAGTCTTTGGACCAAGTTGGGTGGCCCTGATGCCGATAAGGTCATCTGCTTCCTCCCCCTCAGAAACTACAGCACCCCAGTTGTCTACCAGATGCTCCCTGATAGCCTGTAGGTGTACTGGTCGTTCAACTCCACTCCTGTTTGCTTTGTAGTTGTCCACGAGGTCGAACCTGAAGTTCCCGCTACCAGTCAGGAAAACCTCCATCAGGCTTGGGTCAGGCTCGAACATCGTGTCTTCTAAGAGGAACTCTATGATCTCGTCGATCTTGTCGATAGCGTCCTCTGGGAAGTCATTGTTAGTGCTGTATGCTGCACGGTAGGCTACAATGTCTCCATCCAGTAATAGCTTACTCGTCATAGTAGTTAATCAGGCGCTGAAGATACCACATTGCCTTCTTGTAGTCCTCAATTTGCTCACCCTTATAAGGCGCCCGTGTGACATACTTAATCACGTTGCCCTCAAAGAAGTTCATATCCCAACTCTCGATGTAGTCTGCTGTCTCGATCCCAGCTGTGTAGTGGCTGGGGTTATTTACTCGGTCTTCACTCATTTGTCATCCCTCCGCTTGATTCAGTATCCAGTCTAGTGCGTCCTGTACGTTTACCTCTGCTACACCACAGTACAGGATGAACTTAATACCTATAGTAGTAATCTCCTTTGAGGCTGCATCATCCATTACAAAGGTGTAGGTAGCACTACCGTCCTCATGCTCTTTGACTTCTCCCACACCAATGTGGAATGGCTTTGTCTCTTCAGTCATTTGTTCTCCCACTCCTAGTTAGCATCCAAGCGTTGAAGTCTGACTGGCTCATGTAGTCCTCAAGCACTCTCTCAATTGCTACAAGGATCGTTTCGTCTAGATCAATCTCAATACCGTCCTCGTGTGTATTGGGTACAGAGCAAAGTCGGTAGTAGTCCATAAGGGAAACTACGACCACTTCGTCTTGGGAGTCCTCTGACAATCTGCGTAACATTCCACCATTAACGTCCATCATGATCCCTCATAACTAATAGTGCGGTCTGTAGTTTCATAGACCATCGACCAACCACATCCGTAAGCAGGTACAACTTCTACAAAGTGTGGTAGTTTATTCTCGTCTTTTCCGCCGTGCCCACCTGCCAAGAAGTAAGCACCAGTCATCTCTGGGTTAGCGTGGCGAAAGCGATCACGTTCCCGTTGGTAAATCTCCAAACCCTTGCGAAGTTTTTCGTTCTCCTCTTCCAGTTGCTCAATGCGTGCCTCAAGATCATCAACTGCGGCGGCAACCTTCATCCACTTATCTTTGGCAGCATCACTAGTACACACCCAAAACTCCGTCGCATCCTCCGACAAATCGTTCCGCTCTCTAGCAGCAAATGCCATGCGCTTTGCCAGCGCTTCTATGGTTGTTTTGTCATTCATCCCTTAGGCTCCTTGAGTTGTGCGAGTGCGGCGCGGGCTTCAAAAACGCTTAGGCGGTTGTTATAATAGCAACCCCCCTCGTGTGTTGGCCGTTTAGCAATTACATCCAAAGCCTCCACCAGCGCCTTGACCCGTGGGTCTGCCATAAGTTGCGCGGTGGTAGGGGGTAGGTCGGCGCGGCGGTATTCTGCCTCGTTTGGCATACCATCACTAGCTAAATCCCAATTCCCGCTATTCCAGTCATCAACATGGCACGGGCAGGCCCAAATCGTTTCAGGTGCGTCACTCATCGCTTCCCTCCTTTAATCCCAAAGACTTTCATCCTGTTTCTCCCAGTATCGGCAGTAGAAGTGCTTACTACAGGCATCTATTTCAGACTGTGGATAACCCTCGCTAACTAGCCACTCCAATACATTTTCTACATCATCGGGTAGTACTTTTGGAAAGCCATACCTCCAGCCACTTGGCGGGTCAATCATTGTTGTCATTCTGTTTCTCCCATCATTTGTGCATTAGGATGGTCACGAATTGCTCATTAGAGCAGACCAAGACACAGGGAACAGCTCCTGCATTATAGTAGACACTTGGTCAGCAACAAGTCGGCTCTCATACTGTGTGTCCGGGGCGCAACGTAAACGGCACATGGCTGCAAAGGCATCAAGGCTACCACTCCAGTACCACTCTGTCAGGGTAGACTGTGGTAGTACCATACGGGCCATTTCAGGTGCTACCCTATCTGCAATCAAGTCTTTGTAAACTCCAAGGGCAATATCATTAAGCTCACGGTAGGTAGGTCCGTCCCATGCATCGTAATCTACCTGTACAAGTGTACTCTCACTGTAAACAGATTCTTCAGAGCTTCCTTGCTTCTTGTCAGCGCTCTTTCCACGCCATACAGATGGGACATAGAACTCGGGCTCATCATCTACATACCGACGACTGATCTCATTCCAACGAAGGAATTTATGTTTGACCAGTTGTCTCGCCACAAAGATAGGAGCCTTAATATGGAAAGATGCAAAGGCGTGACCAAAGGGGCTGATATGCTTGTGCTTGGCGAGGTACTTGATAAGTTTTGTGTCACGCTCTGAAAGCCTCTTAACAGGATCAAAGTCAGGGTGTGAACCCCCCTCCCACTCACTCTTCTTACCAAAGCTAACCCGTGCTGCATTAACTACTGACAAGCAGGAACCCATACTGTCTACGAATGTGACTTCAATCTTACTCATGCTTAAAACTCACTCCAAGTTTCTTCTCCATCTTCCTTAGAATAACCTACCTGCTCTACGTAGGTATAACCAGCAGAACGAGCAGCATCAGCAAAGAAGTACATAAGGTCATGTAGGTTCATGTCTTCCTTGCTACGACTGATAGTCATCTCACGCTCACCAGTTTCAATATCACCTTCGTAGTACGTCATAGTAACTTTAGTAATACTCATGGTTGTACTCCATACATCATTACAGTTAAGATAGCAACCCAAATAAGACTCAACACCTTATCCTCAAAATTGTCTGCGCGTACGTACGTAAAAAGGTTAATCAGCATCACAACTGTTGCAATAAAGAATAGTGCGAGAGATAGCATACTCATTCTTCCTCTTCCTCTAAGATTCCTAGCGCAAAAGAATACCCACCCCAATTATCTACACCAGCACTCTCCAAAGCACACAGCCACTTAGAGTCTTCTAGTAAACTTTGGTACTCTTTCTTTGTGATAGTCACCGTATCTTCACTAAGGTCTAGTGATGGCATACTCAAAACCCTCCTTCTTCTGGTTCATACTTAACATGATTGACAACCTTAATTGCTTCCATTTCACTAATCTTGTCTTGCCATACGTTGAACTTAACAACCACTTCACTACCGTTACCAATAGCACCATCAGTCTCTAGGTTCCACTCACGGATATTACCTTCTTCTGCCATAAAGACTTTAGGTGGTCCCATAAGTACGCCTTGTTCACCTGTTACCTTATCTGTAAACTTGGTATTGAAGTTCTTACGGGTACACTTGTAGTAAATCTCACCATCGTCTGTTTCTTACCAAAGCTGACCCGTGCTGCGTTAGCTACCGACAAGCAGGAACCCATGCTGTCGATAAGCGTTGCCTTAATCTGTGTCATTTTCTACCTCCTCGTACAGGACATCAAGCAACTCTCGAAATCCATCTGCCATTGCATTGTGTGCGTCTATAAGTGAGTCTAGGTCCTCTTTAACGTCTTCAAGGTCGAGGAAGAGCCACAGAATGATGATACCCTGTCCAACTACGATAATCTCCGAAAGGTATTCCATGGCTCTTCTCCTTGTTAAGTAATGATAG